CGATGCGGAAAACGTGCTGAACGCGATCCGTTCAATCCGAGGAGTGGCTTCGGTTACGGGTTCGCTCACGACGGCTAACGACTGGATGGTTCGCGAGCAGCTAAGGTTAGACTTGCGCAGGCGACTCTGGAAGGCGTTGAACGAGAAAGATGATTGAGATGACGAGAGACACGGTGGTTATGGTTCTGGTCGGTGCGGTGCTTACGGTTAGCGCCAGCATCACCGGATGGAAACTGGCGACTGACCCGCTCGGGTTCGTTGCGCTGCTCCCGTTGTCTTACGCATCTGGGGCGTGGTTTAGGAGATGGCTGTTCGATGCGCCGGGGGCAGACGATGACTGACTGGAAACCAGGGATATGGGACGGGAGCCGGGCCGCATGGGCAAAGGACGAGGTTCCGGCTTGCCCCATCTGCAAAGGTTCTGGGCAGCATGTTCAAGCGGCCGGCGGGGGACTGATCGGATGCTCGATCTCTCCGTGTTGGATATGCGGCGGAACCGGCAGATTTGGATTCACGCAGAAGATGGCGGAAGAGCTTGCCGAAGCGTTGGGAGGGCCATCGGAACCAGAGATCCCATTCGTTCCTTCGGTGGTCACGTGCTTCAACTGCGGGTGTACGGCCAGAAACAACGAAAGCGAACCGCTGCGCGCCGAGTGCGGGAATTGCGGCCAGGTCCACGTGGCAGCGTTCGGGTCGACGCAGAAGTGGATCCCGAGCTACGAGACGCACGAGAAGAAAGGGCCGAGCACCATGCGATTCGTTGACAAGGACACTGGCGAGCCTGCGACGGCGGAACAGATGGCAGAGCTCTTTGGTGAGATGGGCATGCACTCGCCGTTCGATCCGGAGGATGGGCGGGAGGAGCCGCAGCCGACACCGAAACCGGCGCCAACCGGCAGTGGCTGGTATGACGTCCAGGCAATTCTCGGGAAGCATATCACTGTTCCGTTCGAGATCGAGACCCCAGAACCGGGGAAGGTTTTGGTGCGGCCTCAGCGCTCCGGGCATGAGCCATATGTTCGCGACGGGGTTCGCAAGGCAGCGGCCGACCTACCCGTAACGCTCGGAGTGTATGCGGCGGAAGCGCGGCCCCGGCCAACCGAGCAGCCACCGAAACCATACGATGATGCGGAAGGCCTGCCGCCGCTGGCTGATGGGAGCCGGTGGGAGGATTGCCGAATAGTGGATTCGACCGGCTCCGTGATTTCTATCAGGCCTCTTTCATCCGCTTCGATCTACCCAGAGTTGGATGGATCATTTGTCCTCAGTTGCTCGGCAATAGATGGGAACGGTGATGTTCCGTTCCTGGCAGACGCGCGCCACCTACTCGCCCGCCACGACAGAGCGAACGGCTGCTACTTGCCCGACTTGCTGCTGGCGCTGGCTGGTGAGCTGAACGACGAGGCAGATGAGCAAGAGGCGGACGCAGAAGCAACTGGGATGCATGGTCGTGACTACTTGGCGGCTCGCGACGCTGCCCACCGACTGCTCGCGATACTCGACGAGCTGCACGAGAAAGGGATCTGCTGATGAAACGCTATCTGGCATTCACTGGTGACGAATATGAGCCAGAAGGTGGGATGAAGGACTTCTCGGGCGACTTTGAAACGCTCAACGACGCGCTCCGGTATTTCGCTCCGATCCCAGACTATCAGTGGGGCCATGTGCTTGACACGCATACCGGAGAGGTGACGGAGATTCCTGGTGTGCCGAGCGAGCCGTGCGCATGCACGCTTGCGGATCGGATAGCCGTTTGCGATGTCGCTCCGATCCCCGGAACCTTTGTTTACGTCAAGTTCAAGGAGGGTGGAGAATGAACGCGCACGAGCTTCTTGCTCGGTACGGGATGACTGTTCCGCGGGGTCTGCCAGAAGAGGTGTGGACTATGGAGATCACCACCAACAACAACCTGCAACAGTGCTTCCAACTGATCCGACCGGAGCTTCCGGAGAGACCAGGCAATCCAGAGACGGTCTACTCGTTTGAGGATGACTACTGCGTTGAGACCATTATTCACCGCACCCCCGACCAATACGAGAAGCGCCTGAACGAGTGGCAGAAAGCGCTGGAAATGGCGTTGAAGGCGCAAGCAGAATGGGACAGAACAGGGGGCATGTTCTGGGTTCGCGGTGGTCACGTTGAGCATCGAATCGAGGCGGAATGGGAAGACGATGCCGGAAAGAAAGCACGGTCGGAATGGTTTGGGGACGGTCAGCACTGGAGGACGGTTGCGTGGACGGACGCGGTGGAACCATGAGCCGCAAGCATACACCGGGCCGCCGCACCCGCCGCAAGCGCAAAGACACCGCCGCCGAGCAGGTCGCGGACCAGGCTCGGAAGACGTACCGAGGCCAGGCGCGGAAGCTCCCAATGCCCGAGGTGATCGTGTTGGCGCCGCGCATCCGAACAGAACCGGCTCAGGAAGCTCCAGCGGAGGAAGACGCGACGGCTAGCACGGAGCCGACCAAGGACCCGATAGAGCTCCGCGCAGAGGTGGTGGCTGACATTCGAGAGGAGATGAGACGATGGCGATGACAGCACAGCAACAGAAGCTTTGGCCAGACGTTCCGAGTTGTGCCCCACTGGAAAAGGTGAGCCCCAAAGAGCGCGATGAACTGCGCGCGCTGTGCATGCTAGCCAATCATGGAAGGCTCAGCGAGCTGGTGAGCGAGATGGTGGAGGGAGGTATCTGCGAGGATGGGCGCGAATGGTTACGGATGGTGTTGGAGGTTAGGGCGTGAGCAAGTTACTGGAATACGCCAGACAGCAGCAGGAAGAAGCCAAAAGGAAGTACGACTTAGCTGAGCGGGCGAAGGGAATTAAGGACATGAGCATGGCCAACTCTCTCGTCGCTATCGTGTCAGTCCACACGTCATTATGCGGGTTGGCGATGGCACTGATGGAGGATCTGGATAGTCGGAGGTGATTGGCGACGGAAACCGAAAGGAAAACCAAGATGAACGAATCAACCAACGGTGTGCAGTGGACGGAAGACGAAGAGGGATTCAAGGCGACGGAGCAAGGCGTGTCAATGCGCGTGTTTCTGAAGTCTCGTGGCAAGTGGCGATTCGAGGCGTCGGGCGGAGACTGTTCGATCAAGGGGACGGCACCGACGCTGACCATGGCGCAGTCGTTCTGTGAACTGCTGGTCGCGACGTGGCCTACCAATAGCGCCCAGACAGCACGCGAGAACATGCCCGCTGCGGAGAGGGCGCGATGAGCACGTTGAGGGAGTTCGCGAAAGCGCAATCAGAACTTGGCACTCGCAACAACAAGCTAGCCGCCGCTGCGATGGAATTGGATCCAGCAACAGCGCGCATGCACGTTATACTGACAGAGATACACTTGGCGATGTCATGGCTGGCGCTGGCGCTGGAGCAAGACATGAAAGAAGCGAAGGAAGGGGAGTAGCGATGGGATGTGATTATGCCATGAACCCGCCCGACGACGGGGTCCGTAGACTACTGGAGAGCCGCGCAGCGAAGCTTTTCGCATCTCTGGTGCGGGTTGTCAGAGACGTAGAAACGGTTGAGGTTACGTTCGCCGCCAAGGAGTGGGACGAATTCGAGAAGGCCGCGATCGAGCTGAGGGACTTCCGGTGAGCGGGTTTGGCGGGTAGTGATGCTGATCGCCGAGACCAAGTGGGGGAAGTTTGCCATCCCCGAATCGGCGAAGGACCGGTGGCCCTCTCGCGTCGTGCTCGATGGCTGCCGGTGGGAACCGAAGACCACGCAAGCGGTTTGCGACGCGGCTGCGCGCGGCGGAGACGTCGTGCATGCCGGAGCGTTCTTCGGCGATGCTCTGCCCGCGCTGTCTGCTGCTGTTGCCGACGGGTTTCGTGTCTACGCATTCGAGCCGAATCCGGAGAACTATGAAGCCGCGCTCCAAACCGTGAAGCTGAACGGGCTCAAGAATGTCTGGCTCGAGCAGAGGGCACTGGGCTGCGGACTAGAGACGATTCGACTGCGCACTAACAGCGCCGAGGGAGAGCCACTCGGCCCGGTCAGCCGCGTCGCCGCCGATGGTGTCAAGGTAGAGATGGTAACGATCGATTCCGTGGTCGGAGACAGAAGGGTTGCCGTTATTCACCTGGACGTGGAGGGATGGGAATTGCCGGCACTTGACGGAGCCGGAAGGACTGTCAACCGCTGCCTACCGACGCTGGTAACGGAGGCGTGGCGCGGGCCTGAACCGGTGCTTAGATGGTGTGCAGATGCGGTGATCGGAGCTACCTACCGCGTTACGAAGGAGATCGAGGGCAACGTGATTTTGGATGCAAATCGTGAATAGGTCTTCTGCGGCCGAGATGGTGTTCGGGCAGCTGCCAGAGTTCCGGGACGAAAGACAGGGAGGGTTTCGTGCTGTGGTTTCCGGGCTGATTGCATCGGAGGATTTTGAGGGGGCCGCCGTTGCTAACGTAACACACGGATTCCCGGCCTCATACATTGACATCGGGTGGGTAAGGGAACGGTTGGAGGGGTTTTGGAACTATCACCAGCATCTTACTGAGGCGCAGTTTTCCGAAATTGCTACGGGCGCCCTGTTCCAAGTTGCGCAGCGGGTGAAGAAGGTTGTCGTCGATCCATATGGCAGCCGGGCGGAGGTACAAATGAGAACGAAGGATGACACGGGTTGGTATGAATACCGGTTCTCGGTGATGCTCAAAAGGAACCAAACACTGAGGTTGGTATGAGCGCATTCCTGCTCTTCCCAATGCACGGCCGCTGCGGATCGAATCTGGTGGCGTCGAACCTCGAGCCGCTGTTTCGGCAGAGCGATCTGGAGCTGTGGAAGCCTCACCTGATCAAGCGGGCCAAGTCGCTGGGCGTGGATGCGGATCCAATCACCGATCCGGTCGGATACCTGCGCGGGTACTGCGAGCATGGCAAACTTGGCGGCGGGAAGCTGTTCCCTAGCGACGTGGTGAGGCTGCGCAGAAGCAACTGGGGTTCGGGTGACGTTGCCGTGTGCCGCAAGGCTCTGGCCGGTTGCGATGGTGCAATCTTCATGTACCGAGACAACCTGACGGAGCAATTCGTGAGCCTACAACTAGCAAACCGGGATGGAAACTGGGCTCCACAGAAACCGATCACCGACGGGGAGCCGTTCGCGGTCGATATCGACGCAGCGATTCGAGACATTGAGGCGTCGCTGGGTCTGTTCGTGAAGTGCCTGGATGCGGCTCCGAAAGCGATCATGCTTAGGTACGAGCTTCTGGATATACATGCCATCAACCGGGCTCGGAGGCTAGTCGGGCTAGAGCCGCTCAACGAAATGCGTTCGCCATTCGTGGTCAAGCGTTCTGAGCAGCTATACCGCAAAGTGATTATCAACTACGATGAGGTGAACGAGCGAATGGGCGCCAGATACGGGGTTCTGTTTGGGCCGGCGGGGACGAGATGGGACGAGTGAGGGCAGCGGCTGGGATGGTTCCGGAGATCCGACTTGCGATCGGATACGAACCGCGCTCGGTGATTGACTTCGGGTGTGGCTCAGGAGAGCGGCTTCGCTGCTGGCGGTCGTTCGGCGTTCCAGAAGTTACCGGCGTCGATGAGTCCCCGGAGACGTGGCGTGTTCAGACGCTGGATGGTAAGCCGTGCCTCGGGATCGGTACCACGCACGTCTTCGCAGACCCTACCCGCCATAGCCTTGGTGGCAGCCGTTTCGAGCTGGCGATGGCCGTTGATGTGGCCTGCCGCGTGGAGGTGCCATCTGCGGCGGCTGGAGCTTTGGTAGACACCGTCTGCGCGGCATCCGACCGTGTGGTGTTTTGCTCGGAACCCGATCGGCTCGAGTATTGGGCTCGGCTGTTCCGGTCTCGCGGATATCTCGGGCAGGACCTTTTGCGACGGAGGTTTCCTGAGGACGTTCCGGAGGAGTATCGCTTCGGCACCTTGCTGTTCTGCCGCGCCGACAAGATGGTGGCGCTGCCCTCGTTCGAGATTCTGATTCCGTGTGCAGACGGGAACATGGAGCGGGAACTCACTTTGGCGGTAACCGGGATAGCGCGGGAGAATGGAGCGCCGATTCGAAATGTGGACCATCAGGCATGCGTAGACAAGGCCCGCGCCGAGCTCGCGGAGATGTTCATGCGCGGCGGGGATGCGGAGTTCGCGCTGTTCATCGATGCGGATCAGTTGCCATCGGCACAACAGGCATACGACCTGCTCATCATGGCGAAAATGAGCGAGCGTGAGGTGTTGGCTGCGTTCGCTTCCAGAAAGTCGATCCCTAGCGGGCATGCGCACGGAGCTCCGGTCCGTGGAGATGGGCTATTCATTGGAGCGTGGGGCCCTCAGCAGCAGGTGGTTAGCGCCGGATTCGGGATGGTTGCCGTTCACCGCGATGCATTTCGCCGAATCGCCGGATGGTCTCGTCGCCACACGGCCCACCCATGGTCAGTGAAGGATACACACATTGGGCACGGAAAGCTGGTTCGCGACTTCTTCCGACCGGTTCTTGGAAGACCGAACCCGGGCAAGAAAAGCTTGCGGACGGGAGCTTGGATTCGTGAGTACATGAGCGAGGACGTTTCATTCTGCGCTCGAGTTACGGCATCTGGTGGCAGCATCTGGGCTACACCGGCAATCTGGCCTGGCCATGTCGGTCGGTTCGTATACGGGAGGGAGCATGTATAGAGTAGCTATTGTGACGCCGACCATTGGTGAGGACATGACGCGAGCGATTGCGTCAGTCGATGCGCAGGAGATGGTCGACGGGTCAACGCTAGAGGACGCTGGGATCGAACTGCATCACGTCGTCGTGTTCGATGGGAAGTCGGGCCGCTGCGAGGTGGTCGGAAAACGAACGTGGCTCTACAGCCCTGGCGAGAAGTACGGGTGCGGGGCGGTGGCTCGGGCGCTTGGTTGCCAGCACTCGGTGGACCGTCTCCGTGTTCACGCGCTGTGCTTCCTCGACGCCGACAACGCGCTGCACAAGCATCACATCGCGAAGATGATCGCGTTTGGGAATCTCTACCGTGGATTCCCTGCGCTCATCTCTCGGCGCGTCATCGTGACTCACGATACCTACGAACCGATCGAGGACCACCACCACGATAGAAGCGGAGCGTCTTGGCGCGGGCCCGGAGGAACCGTGCAGCCGTTCGTCGATTCTAGCTGCATCTGGCTACAGGGACGCGGCGTGACGCTTGGGCCGGACTGGGCCACGGCGATGCGATATCAAGACGACGACTACAATGCCGACGCGCCCGTGAACGGCATCGAAGACATTTCGTTTTGGGGCCACGTGATGAACTGCCTCGACGAGACCGAGAAGCCGGCTCCAATCGCGCCCGAGGCTACCGTGCTTTACCGATCAAGATGGTTGGACTCGTACAAGCCAGGGGGGCGCCAACGCCCGCCGGAGATTGCCAGAATCGTGGATGAGAATGACCTTGTGGTGAACCTTAGATGGCGCGTTGTGCGCGATGCAAAGGATGAGCTACACTGGCAGGCATGGGAGCACACGAGCCCAGCTCCGGATGTGCTAGAGGGAATGACGGAGGTTCCAGAATGTTCTCGGTAGTGATGCCATGCGGAGCGCCGGAGATGGTGCGCAAGCGGCGATTGGCGGTTCTGCGGCGTACTTGCGACCGGGCCCGCGATCTGTTGCATGAGGCCGATGAAGTGATCTGCTTGGCAAACTTCGGAGACCGCGAGACGGAGGAGTGGCTCCACGGTCAAGGTTGGAAGCCTCGCGTCATCTTTTCCGAGACACGCATTCAGAACCCGGAGTCAATGCGGCTTCTGATGATGGCCGCGCTGGAACGAGGAGCTGAGCGCGTCCTGCTGATGGAGGACGACTGGTACATGATGCCAGACTCGACCGACTGGATCGGTGAGTCGCACAACGTTCTCGACACGAACCCGACGGTTGGGCAGGTTCGATTGCGCCGCGTTGACGATTATCGCGAGGAGTTCAATTGGGTTACTGGTGCACCGCTCGAGCTCGAGGAGCGAGACGGATACCGGGTCGGGAACTTTCACGCTACCTACAACCCGGCGCTATGGCGGAGGGAAGCGATCGAGACGTCGTTTCCGCTTGAGGACTTTTGGCGCGACGAGCAGCGCACCATGTACTGGTTCGAGCGAGCGGGGTGGTTTGGGGCGCAGCTGATTCCAGGGGTGTTCATTCATCGAGACGATGGGTCGAGCATTGAGGGATTGTGGAGATGAACGAATCTGGCTGAGGCCAGGAGGAGAAGAAAATGGACAAGTATGAGAATATCACCATAGCGAAGTTGTTTGAGATGGGTTTCGAGAACATCTGGGTCGAGAGATTCGAACTTGGCTACTTCTGTCGGCTTACCGTCGGTGGACTGGACGGGCATGCGAAGACTGACACGGTAGAGGAGTCAATCAAGAAGGCCCTGATCAGTTGCTCGGAAAACGTGGACAAGACTGAGAAGGCCGCTCGGTTGCTGAAGGACATTCTGGCTGCATGAACGACTATTGCTCGGGGGATCGTTATGGGTCCCTGGGCGCCGGCGCCATGATCGGGACGTTGCCGAGAATGCAAGGCGGATTCGAAAACAGAAGCGGAAGGCGCAGAGCATTGCGCGAAGGAGGAACAGATGAACAATGCACACCCAGAGAAGACGCTAAAGGAGATTCTTTCGGCGCTCGCGGAGACCGGTGAACAAGTGACCCTTCGGATGGCGAACTACAAAAACTTCCTCGACCCGGCCCTGAGATGGGAGGCAATAGGAAACGACAAGTTTCGCGGCGGAGGAGACACGCCGGAAGCTGCCCTTGTGGCCGCCGCCGAGTCCTTCAGGAAAGGCGGGCTGGACTTCATCGGAGAAGAGGAGAAACGCATCAGCACGGCGCGCGAAGCAATCCGCGCGATCTGCATGGCGGTTGGTATCGAAGCGGGCGGTGATCTAAGGGATTCTGATGAATGCGCGGAAGACATGCTGGATGAAATCGAACGCCTGCGCAGAAACCTGGCCGAGTTGCGAAGCCATCTGGTTGACGTCCGCAGCAGCCGTGACGCGCGCATCGAAGCATACAACCGATTGAGCGACGAGAATCTTCAGCTGGCAGAAACCCTGCGCAAGGTTCGGGAGGCAATTGGGTGAAGCCTTCAATCCCACCCAGCGGCATACTCTCAAACTGGTTCTTCATCAATGTCACGTGCGGCTGCGGAAACCCACAGAGCGTATGCGACTTGCTTGTTGAGTGGCTCACCGCGCTTGGGTCTGGCGGAGCAGCATACGACCTGCGGAACGATCATCGGGGGCGGGCGGGGCCGCGGCTATATGGCTACATTGAGGCGTGGATGAGCGTGATTGACGACCTCGGCCTATGCGAGCACGGAACATCACTGCCCGGTTGGATTACCCCGGCTGGCAATCGGGTTCTCGCTGCGCTTCGGGCATATCCAAACCGAAATGCCTGGGAAGACGGGCCAACGGCCGAAGAGGATGAATTGTGGCGCGACTGGCCGCAGAAGGAGCCTACATGACCAGCAACGTCGTCTCCCTAGCTGCCCACCGCCCGCACCTTGCCGGAAATGCCCGCTGCACGGCTTGCGGCCACGAATGGGTAGCAGTGGCGCCGATCGGTTCAACGTGGCTACGGTGCCCAGTATGCGAGACTGAGCGGGGTCTGATGAAGGGACCGGTGCAGCCGAACGAGGGAGAGCTGACATTCTCGTGCAACTGCGGATGCGACGTGTTTGGTATCCGGTCGAACGAGACGGGAAACGTTTGGATCTACTGTGTGGCGTGCGGAACGGTTCAGGACCCGTGGAGATCGATCGATGAGTAGCAAGATCAGCAAGCTTGAACGCAAGCCGGTCGCGGAGGTGATCGAATCGCTCGAGCGGCTTTTGGAGATTGCCAAGACGGGTGAGCTGCGCTCGTTCACCTACTTCGCCGAGCTGCAAACGGATGAGGGAGCCGGCGTTGAGCATGACACGGCCGGAACCGTTGATGCACCGGGCGCGCTGTTCGCGTTCGAGTGCTGGAAGGCGGGGGTGATTCGCGCGACGGGGATGGATGACGAATGACTAATAGCGTTCTTCCGGCCCTTTCCGCGCATATCGGCGAGGCCCACCACAAGGGAGAAACTGACGAGCAATTAATGGCCAGATTGCGCGCCAAATACGCGGCGGTCGAGTGCTCCGGAGAGTCGCTGGTGGTAGTGGACCACAGCGGCATGAAGACGACGGTAACCAAGCTATCCGACGGAGGAGCGTGGGACTACTCGTGCTTTTCGTCATGGTCAATGGGGGTTCTGGATGACGACCGATGACCCGCTCCAGCTGCACCGCGAGCAGGCAGCGCGCCGACCCAAGTGCTGTCGGCGTCTGGCCAAGCAGTATCGCGAGCTCGCCGCCACGTATGGGCTGCACAAGGACCGGTTCGCCGAAGCGGAGGCGACCAGTCTGGAGATTGCTGGGCTGTATGAAGCTGCCGCGCTCGAGAACGAGGTTGATGAGGATGAGGAATGCGAGGAGGGGGAAAGGAGACAGCGATGAGAAAGGTAAAAGCATTCGACGGGAGAGAGATTCGTGGGCTTCGGCTGCGGGCGTACCCGACTACCGAGCAAGAGAACCGGTTGCTTGACGTTCAACGTAGGATCCGGCGCCTGTGGAATTGGCTAGTAGCTAGAGCTAATGACACGCGCTCCGCCAACGAAGCATGGGCGGAGAAGAATGGATCCGGTCAGCGCCCGTTGAGGCCAGCGAATGATGCTGGAGAAGAGGCTTGGAACGCATACAAGGATGCGATGCGGTTATGGTACGCTGAAGTAAAGCGCATCCTGTCTCCCCACAGAAAGGACCCACGATTTGCTTACAGAAATGTGCGCAATCTGTGCGAGCAGTTCGGAGTAAAACACGACTACCAGCTGTTCCAGCACGTCATTGACGGCGACGAATCACCTCCGGCAGCACTGCTGCAAGCCATGTTCAAGGCCTACGATCAGGCACTAGCAGCCACGCGGCGTGGGCAGGCGCCGCCTCGTCGCAAGAAGCGGGACGAGGACGTTCTCCTACAGTCTGGTAGCGGCAAGCTTTTCTCTGTGGGAGCTTTCGGTTCTCGGCCCAACTGCCCCAATGGCCGCCACGACTGGATGGACGCACAGATCCACATGCCAGGTATAGGCAAAATACCCTGCCGCATGGGGCTAGATCGGGGCCTTCAGGAATCCGAATATTGGGTTGAGGGAGTCTCGTTGCGACGGGAAGCAGACGGCTGGTACGCATCGATACGGCAGCATGTTGTCGTTAAGCCGGCGCCGAAGGGTACCGGGGCATGCGGAATCGACGTCGGTCTGGTCAACATGTTCGCGGCTGTCGGGGACGACGGAGCAACGGCGGTTGCGGACAATACTCGTCGCGGATCCAGGCGCGGTCACCTCCGCACACCGGGGGGGTATGTAGAGCTGATCGCGGAGCGGCAGTCGGCCAAGCTTCCCGTTAGCAAACTCCAGGCCAGATCGGCTCGCCACATTCGCGAGGTGGTGCGCCGGGAGCTGTTCCCGTTTACCGATCAGTACGAATTCGTTGTTCTTGAATCGTTGCCCCAGAACATCGGGCAGCGAGGCCGGCCGCATCTTTCGTTCATGCGCACGATTCGAACAATGCTTATACAGCGTTACGGTTGCGAGCGCGTGATTGATGTCGATCCAGCCGGGACCTCTCGCACCTGTTCGGAATGCGGTGAAATTTAGCCCAGATCATGGTCATCCCTGCCGGGTAGGAAAGGAAAATGCAAGGCCTGCGGACACGAAGAAAACAGCGATCTGAACGCCGCTCGCAATATACTGCATAAGCTCACGGAACCATTGGCTGCGGAATGAGTCTCCAACAATACCAACCTGGCCTGGCAGTCTCCAGGACTAGTTGTGGTCAATGGAGGGTCTCCGATTGGTGAGGCCAACAATACCAACCTGGCCTGGCAGTCTATGGGACCGGAGCATGAATGAGCGAAAGCACGGGACCGAATGCGACGTGGGTTGACCGAGCGGCGGCAAGGGACCGAATGCGGTAGCCGGTGACCGCCCGATTGCGCCATCAAGGAGATCGCCGGGTGCTGAACTAGAACGAAAGGAACGAAAGATGCTGACGATGGAAGAATTGGTAGAGCAGGGATTTGAAATTAGTGTTTCCGTGACGGCCGTCTGGGGCGAAGGATTCCGAGGATTCCGAATATCTCGACTCGGTGTGGAGGATGAACGGCGATCGATCAATGATGCCGAGTATTTCTGGCAGTATGCCGCAAGATCTAGAGCGCGTGGGCTTCGTTTGGAAGCTGCCAATCTGGAGGAAGCGGCAGACCAGCTTGGCGACGTGCCAAAACCGAAATGGCTAAAGGACTACGAGTTGCCGCCAACGACAGAGTAGCTTAGATTAGATAGCAGCGCCCGCCGAATGCGAGATCCGACGGGCGCCACAGACCGGCACTGCACTGCCAGTCCAACCAAAAGGTAAGGATCGGAAATGGGCAGTGCATTGACGAATCGTAAGCGGAACCTGTACCGGGCGGCGCTCAGTTGGGGGATCCGGATGATGCCGGGAGACGACGAGGGCCTGCTTCTGAAACTGGCGACTAGAGACAGATTCGGAAACGGGATTGTCGCGTTGTCACGAGCGGGTACGGACGACGTGCTGGGTGGTCCGCCGTTCTGCTTCATCAACCGGAGCGGCATGGTTCCGGAAAGGCCTACAGGAATCAGGCGCAGCAAGGAAGAACTGGCGCGCATGGGGGTTGGGAAGTGAGCGGCATCAGCCTCCGAGATGAGGCGGCGCTCACGTGGTATTTCCGAGATGGTCAACGCCGATTTCAGAGGTCGACACATGGCGCTATTGTTGACCGACTGGAGCGGGACTCATCGGGGAGCGTAAAGTGCCGCGTCTGCCAGGGCGTTGGGATTCTTGAGGATGACGATGCCGTGGGGCGTCACAAGGACAGAAAGAAGACCACTGAGCGGCGCAGAACCTGGGCACTGCGAGAGATTCACAAGGACGTCGATGGCAGGGATGCTGGCCCAGTTCTGGTTGAAGAGGAAATTGAGATATGGGCTCCGGTTGGTATTGGTTCGATGTGCCAGTTTTGCCGAGGCACAGGTCAAAGGCCGAAGGGGATCAAGAATCGGAGGCCATGCCCGGACTGTGCTGGCCTGATGAAAGCGGAGCGTCAGCGTTGCAAAACTTGCTACGGGCGCGGGGTGGTTTCTCCGGACGTTGGAGTGCGAGGGGGGCGCGAAGAGTCGGGCGGAATTGACGTGGACGGAGACACACTTCGACGATTTGCGATCGTCAGCCGAAGACTGGCTGGGATTCCGGCCGTCCACCGGGACACATTTGAGCGTTACTTCGGCCCGCTCGGAGAATACTGGGGCGGTCATTCGGTTCAGGCCGGAAGGCTTGTGGCGCTGCAGACCAGAACCAAGCGCGGGCGCAAGCTACTTCAACGAACTCACACAGATGGTGATGAAGCCACCGGGGCGACTCCAGAACAGCGCATGGACACACAGTGGGCACTACAGGCCAGGGATCCGAAGACATGGCGCTATGAGCTGCTCAGCGGCTCTCTCGACGATGCCAGGAAGATGTTTGATGCTGCATGCAAAGCATGGGGAGGGGGAGACGTTACGCCAGGATGGCGCGACGTTCTTGAATGGCTGAAGGGACGAATAGACGAGACGGCAGCTCGAGTTGAGGACTGGAACGACGAGTTTCGGGGAACCGTTGATTGGGCGATTCCTGGGCCTGATGGTGTATACCGATGAAGCACACACGGGGAGCGCCGATCATGTCGGCCGAGGAGTTCGAACAGAGAGCATTCTTCATGGTATGGGAGATTCTGGCGTGCTCGGGGCAGCCAAGCCGGACCGTGCGCCGGTGGCTATACCACGCCGGCGTCGTTCAAAAAAACGCGGCCGGTGCGCTTTTGGTCACAAGGGACCGACTACAGTGCAGTTTTCCGGAGCTTCTGGAGGCAATTCGGCGCCGATGCGTAGTGCCATAGGGTGCCAAACGTGCCGCCGATTTCCACTATGACTTTTGCAGATCGCTGAGCCGAGCCGAAGCGCCGCAGGTGGCACGACGCCAATCGAGGCTAGCCGCGACAACCCAACCGACTCCACGGCACCATGCGAGCCACGAACCTAGCAGGCTGGACCTGTAGCGAGTGTGGCGCGGAGGTTACGGAGGCGACCCTCTGCCAGGAATGCGGAGCGGCCATATGCGACGCCTGCCAGAGCCAGGGCACGCACCGACGCCCAGCACGGATGCCCACCGATCAGGAGCGCCGCATCGGAGAGTGGATGCCGCGCTACGATGGCTCACCATGCGGGGCGGCAGCATAGAGCAGCTCAGCCCAACGAGCCCAGTCTCCAATAGCCTCAGCCTCTCGAATGGCGCGGCCGACTTCCGCCGAGACGGGAGCGCACGCAATCCGCAGCCGGGCCAGTTCAGCCTCGGCGAAGAGTCCTCTAGATTCAAGGTCCCGAGCGAGAACGTCCCAAGCGGTGGCGGTCATGAGTCATCTCCGGCAGGTGCACAGTGCAATTCATGCCAAGATGGTAAGCCGGTCCGGCCAGGTAGTCAAGTAGGCACATGAAGCAAGCAAGGGCAAAGGCTAAGCGGCTGGTCATCGACGCGACGGCACAGAAGCCACGCGAGCAGACTCAGGAGCGCGGGCCAGTACTCGAGCGGGAGATGCTCCGGGCCAGTATTCAAGAGCACGCAGTAGCGAAATTGCAGCGGCTGGTGGCGCAGCTGAACGGTTAACGGGGCGCAAGACTCAACAGGGGCAAGATGGCGGCAACCTTAGGTCAGCGCGAGAGTGCAGAGCTTGAATGGGTTGGAGTCAAAATTCTGACACCATGGGCCCGCAATCCGCGCAAGAACGCGAAGGCGGTGGATGACGTTGCTCGCAGTATCATCGCTTTCGGGTGGGGAGCAGTCATTCTAGTCCGCGGAGAGGATGACCGGATCATCGCCGGCCATACTCGGGCAAGGGCGGCGCAGCGGCTCAAGCAACTCTGGATGCGAGCGCGCCCCCGGGATCGAGAGGATTGGCACCCAGACGCTATCCGCACGAAGGACACCGGCGAGGTTCCGATCCGCCGCAAGTTCGGTCTGACCGGGGCCCAGTGCGACGCGCTCGCCGTGGCCGACAACAAGACGGGCGAGAAGGCCGATTGGGATGATGAGTTGCTCGGTTCCGTGCTCTCGGGGTTGGCTGATGAGGGGCTGGTGGCCGATCTTGGTTTCGACGATGCGGAGCTGGACAAGCTGCTGGGCGATGCGCCTGAAGTCGAGTTGGATGCTGGCCCAGATCCAATTCCGCTCGAGGGTTTCAGTGTCGTCGTGCGCGGACCGTTCGCATCAATGCCAGAGGTGCTAGCAGACCTAAACGAGGTTGCCTCCCGTCACCAGGGCGTGACGGTGCAAGCAGAGGCCGAGTGATTCCGCGAGCCGGCTGGGGCGGCGCTGGTGTAGCGAATGCGAACCTATCGGCCAAGGCGATGATTCGCCAGTGGGTTGCTGATCGGATCGATTCGCCTGCGGTTCTGGAGTGCTTTGCTGGCGATGGCGCGCTAACTGCTGCATGGGAATCTACCGGAGCAAGCGTCGTAGGGATTGACGCGAAGCCATGGAAACAAGGGTTGCCTGAGCGGTACGTGGCCGATGTTCACAGGGCCATGGCGTCTCTCGACCTGGCGCGGTTCAACGTGTTCGATGTTGACGCATGGGGCTCGCCCTTCCCTGTCATCGAACAGATCGGGCGCCGACGCAGATGGTCGCCCGGGGAGCGCGGAGCCGTGGTGTGGACTGACGGATCCACCGTTCACACCATGAAGAGAGGGCGTAGTTCTGGGCTTAAGAAGAACCTTGCGCCCTCGGTGCTAGCTGCCAGTTATGGCACGGTAGCAGACGACGCTCGGGTACTGAATACCGCGGCTGCTATCGCCAATATCAAGGTGATGGATGTGCAGATACTCGACACACGAGTGGTGCACTATCGCGGAGCCGGCTCCGGGCTGTTCATGATCTACGGCGCTGCGGTGTTCGAAGGTCACCCGACCAGCGCGAGCTGACGCCGCCCGAACGAGCTTCGCTCCTGGTGCACATATCCTCCGGGCATCGCATCTGGAGCCAGGGGCATCCCGTCGTGGGTGCGCCCGTCGAGCTCGCGTCCGGCTAGCGGTCCACGTGATCCGCCCCATTGTTTGAACCAGAATGGTACGCCAGCATCAGCGCATGCGTCGCGGATGTCTCGCACCCATTGGATACGGTCTTCTCGAGGTACCCAGGTGCGCTCCCCGCGCCTGCCCCTCCGCACCAGCCCACGCTTCTCGCAGACGTCGGGCCGCATCAGGTGGTGACCGGACTCGCCGCCGACAATTACCCAGTGGATGCCGCTGAGCAGCCCGCGCAAATCCAGCGGGCTCAACAATGGCTCGACCGACAGGAACCGAACCCTGGCCTCGATGGCGCGGAGCGTATCGATCCTGCTCACGTAGTCCTGATTCTCGACGGTAACTCCAAGCCAGACTGACCGGGGCACCTCGCGGTCAGTGAAGAACCGAGCCGCGTTCTCCGGGCGCTTCGTCAGCACCTGATAGCGATGACGATCCACCTCGTCCATCACTGCGCACTGCTCCTCGCGGTACGCATCACTGACTGCCTCGTGAAAAAAGTCGCTCATCGAGTTGACGAAGACCATGCTTGGGACCCTGATTCTGGCCGGTTCTCGCATCTTGTGGGGTCGCAGCGTCAGGTCGAATCCGTTCGGGAACGCTCTGGTCCCGCGCTTCTGTTCTGCTAGGCGTTCGGCATAGCAGTGCTTGCAGCCGGGGCTGAGCTTGGTGCAGCCGCTGAATGTGTTCCAGGTGAGTTCGGTCCAGTTGATTTCTGTCTTGTTCATGACTTCTCCGATCCACAATATGGGTCCAAGTACTCGACTTCGCTAGTCTTTTGGTATTGGCGCGACGTTAATCGGCCGCCCGGGAAACAAGCTAACATCGAGAAAGAGCGCACTATTTCCCTAATTCAGCGTCGCCGGCTGCAACGGGCGGAACAGGGAATCCAGTGTCACGCAAAGATAGGCCAGACGGCATCCCAGAGAAAGATGAGTGCATCCGGCAGGTAATGCGTCTCATGCAGATCCCCGGAGCATGGGTGACCGGTAAGACTGGGATCGAATTGGCCGAGCGTTGGGGTCTGGGCCTCAAGACGGTTGAAGCATATTCCGCGGAAGCTAGCAGACGACTTCGGGATTCGCAGTTCGACAAGGCAACGGCAAAGGTGATGCTCGCCGAGCATCTCCGGTTCATCGCGGGCCTCGCCATGGGCCAAAATGGCAAAGGTCGCGAGCTTCGAACCGCTGTCGCCGCCATCTCAGAGCTGGCTGACATCCTAGGAATCAAGGGTGGAGATGATCTGCGGCCAGCCGACATGAACATGACGATCATCGCGTATCCGCCGGAGCCAATCGAGCAGGAGGCGGGCGGCGATGCCGACGCTACAACTGAACCGTCCGCAGAGTAGTTCTCTGCATGCGTTGCGGCCGAAGCTGACGCAGTGTTTCCCTTGGTCTCGTGGCGTTGGCAAGTCGTTCTGGGAACGGCAGCTAGCCCAGATACAGGTCAGGAGTCACGACGGGAGAGATCGACCCGGGGCGCTCAAGCCACTACGAGGTATCCGAATCATCTGGCTGATGCCTTCGCTGAAGCAGTTCAAGAAGGTTCACGGCGGGGCGTTCGAGGAAGAGATAAACGGGGACTGGGCTGGGCTTCGCGGCAAGCTGAACCACACCGATTTCCGGGTCGAGTATCCGGGTGGTTCGTGGATTCAGCCATTCCCAGCCGAGCTATACCGCTCACGGTTCGCCCTTGGTTTGCGTGCTGATGCTGTCGTCTTTGACGAGATGGACGACATCGACCTGAGCGTCTATCGCACCGTTGTTCGCCCGTGGTTCTCCGAGCCGTGGTCGCTAAAAATGGTGTTCGGTGGCGGCACTCCGCGCAAGGGACGCCATGGTCTGCTCTGGCATCTGCATTCGTTGGGCCTAGACCCCGATGAGCCTCGTTACTGGACCAAGCACGCGACCTATCGCGACGCACCAGAGACGGTAGACCGAGAAGAAGTCGAGGAGGCTCGCAAACACGATCCACCGGCCATCTTTCGCCGTGAGTGGGAGTGCGATTTCGACGCGGCAGAAGGTCTGGTTTACGGCGACGTCTGGGACGAGCGCTTCCATGTAATCGGCGCGCCAGATTGCCCACATGAGCGCCCACCCGATCACTTCACCGAATGGGCGGTCTGCGGCGATGCGGGCTTTGCTACTCCCGGTTGTCTGTATCTGATCGGCATTACCGGCAAGGGCGCGGACGCCATCTGCTGGGTGCTGGAAGAGGTATACCGGGCGGGGGAGACAGAAGACTTCTGGCTTGGCATAGCCAAGAAATGGGCTGACTATGATGGTTTGCGCGGAGCCCCACTATACATGGACCCGCAGGGGGCATCATTAGCGGCAAGAATCGACGCATCGACACGTTTGCATAAGGCTGACGTCAACAAAAGCGTCGAGGAGGGGATCCGAACCGTCGCAACCCTGCTCAAGAAGCACGGCACGGAAGAGCCCACCGCGCGCCTGTTCGTGTCTCCGGACTGCAAGAATCTCATCTACGAGTTCGGAGCGTATCGGCGCAAATCCGACCCGCGAGAGCAGGATCGATACCTCGAGCAAGTGGTCAAGAAGAACGACCACGGGTTGGATGCGCTGCGGTACTTCGCACATTCGCATTTCCCGCCCGAGGCGATTGGTGGTCGCGAGTTCCGCTCGCTCGACAACCGACCGTGATCGGGACCCGACACAATCAGCCGACGCCGGCGTGCGTCGAGAGGCACACGCATGGCATCCAATTGGGAATACATCGGCGCCATCACGGCAACGTCTCCAGCGTCTGCCAGCACGGCCGCGACTACTGACACGATCGCCGAGATCGCAGACTACGAGTGGTTCTTGCTGGTCGCCGAGTTGCAAGGCGCGACGGGCGGAGCGCTCGACGTCTACATTCAGGGCAAGCTCGCCGATACCTGGTATGACTGGGGGCACTTCACTCAGCTTGCTTCAGGTGGCGCAGCGGTCAAATATATGGTTCAGCCGCAGCCCAACAATGGAGCCGTTGCGATCGGTAGTGGAACCAGCGTCGCGCTTGCGGCGAACACCTTCCTGGGTGGATATCCCGGAGACGAGATTCGCCTGGTCTTCACAGCCGGCGCTGGCACGTCTGCTGGCGGGGCCCAGACCGTGAAGGTCTTCGGCCGAAAGTGGTAACCGGGTGGCTCAGGCCTTCGACCCAGCAGCGCGCCCAGAGTTTCTTGGGTTCACATCGCGCTCGCGCAAGCTTCAAGAGCTGCATGACCTGTATCTCGGGAAGCAGTATGAAGGGCGCCCAGACTGGTGGACCGGGCTCAAGGGAAACCGCGGCGATCCGGTTCCGCTACGAGAGCGCAAGCCGTGCACCATCTATCGTCTACCAGAGGCCGCAACCAAGCAGGTGGTCAGGTTCCTCTATGGTGACGGGCGCTTTCCCACAGTAACCGTAGACCGGCCTGATGACACGGATGACGGCGGCGTCGCAATCTCCGAGGATAACCAGAAGCTTCTCGAGGAATGGTTCGCGAATCTGATCGAGGCCGCCCGCATCAAGCCTATCGAGCGCCAGCGGGCCCAGCGCTGCATCTCCATCGGTACTGCGGTAACGATCGTTTCGCTGCGTGACGGCAAGTTCGTTTTCGAGCATCCGCTCCCGCAGAATTGCTGGGCTGAATTTCGCCACGACGACCCAGATGACGCAGTAACCCGCCTGGTCTGGTGCTATTCCTTCCTGAAGGAAGTCGTTGAAGAGAAGACCGGGAAGCCCTGCGAAAAGCTCTTCATGTTCCGCCGCGAGTGGGACGACTCGAACGTCTACGTCTACGATGACGTGGAGGTTCCGGCAGGGCAGCAGTACGAAAAGATCGCATGGGGCGAGCCGAAGATCGAGCCGCACGGGCTTTCGTTTTGCCCGGTAATCTGGACTAGAAACGAGGCGGACGACGCGAACGGAGTCGATGGGCGTAGCCTGTTCGGCGGCAGTGAGGAAGAGCTAGAGGCGCTTGACCTGACGCTTTCGCGTCGGCATCAGGGGCTCATCTATCTCGGCTCCCCGCAGCTGGTGGAAACCGGAGTCAAGGAAGATGACGGCCCCGATGCCGATGGCGTGCGCGGCTCGTTCAACATGAGCGCAAGTGCCGGAGAAGGCTCGAACCCGCACGGCTCTACCGACACCAAGCGGCGCCGAACTGGACCCGATACGGTCTGGACCTACCACGGAGAAAAGGTAAAGCTCGAGCTGCTAGAAACGTCGGGCAAAGCATTCGAGGTTGCGACCAAGCATGTAGACGACCTGCGCTCGCGTTTGCTGGAGACGTGGGGCGTCGTGCTCACGTCGATGTCGGATACCATATCGAGGGTAACGACCGGCGCCGAGATGAGCGCCAAGTTTCTAGCGCTGGCTCATGCCCCGCTAATCGGTCTGGTTCAAGAGTACCGGCACAACTACTGGGCGAACTCGCTGGAGCCGCTGCTCATCATGTGCCTGCGCATCTGCGCCGAAGCATCCGGGCCAGACGCAGATGGTTCTCCACGGTATATCCTGATCCCGAAGTCGGACAAGGTAGCGGAGATCGTGCGGCCCATGCTCGCGGTTGACGTTGGAGGATCGACACAGTGGCAGCCTCCTCGGCTCAAGCCGGAATGGGGGCAGTTCTTCGAGCCATCATCGCAGGAAATCAGCCAACGCGCCGATGCCGCAACCAAGGCCTCGGACGGGAAGCTAATTACCGGCAAGACTGCGACCGCCTTCATCGCGCACGACTTCGGCATCGAGAACGTTGACGAGGAGCGCGATGAGATTGAAGACGAGCGCTCGAACGAAGACGCCGCCGCTGCTGAGCGCGAAGATCGCGAGATCCGGAAACTCGAACAGAGGGCGATGAGCAGTGGCGGAGTTGGGACCGGACGAGGTCGATCGGCAGCATCAGGAGACCAGGCGGGTTCAGATTCGCGCAGTAGCGACGGCCCTGACAATGCTCCGGACGCGCCTGCGTCAGCCTCTGACGGGGACTCCTGACGAGGCACAGCGCACGCTCTACCGACGCTTACTGGGGGCATTCATAGACAGTCGCGGTACAGCAGCGGAACTAGCCTTCGCCAGGACTCGAGGCGAGCTCCAGATATACCTGCCGCAGGGATACACCAGAGTAACAAGAGAAATCCCGATTGGCCTGGACGTGTTTCGTGCTCGCCGGGCAGCAAATGGAGCCGTCGGCCGCTGGCGCTCCGATGTGAATGATATCATCGCAACCGGTCGCAACCGTGGAGACGCATATCGCGCCGCCTCCAAGCAGTCAGAGCCGATGATAAAGGTCGCGGCTCGCACCGAAGCATCACACGCATTCACGTACACTCGCGACACGGTGCTTTCGAGCATTCAGACAGATCTGTTGTTCAAGGTCTGGGACTCGGTACTCGACGCGGATCGAACCTGTCGCATCTGCGCGAATGCCCACGGAACCACCGTGCGGCTCGAAGAAGATTTCCCGCAAGGCATCCCAGGTGGCGTTCACCCGAACTGCCTCTGCTCAGAACAAATTCTGCCGGCGTGGCTGGTGGACTCAGACGATCTAGAGCGCCTAGCGGCGTAACCAGGAACACAACGCCAGCAGGCGAAGGAAAGCAACATGGCTACCATTACCATCGACGTTTCGACCGCATCGAACCACAACGGTGTTCACATCCTCGAAGCCGATCCAGTGTCGAATCTTCAGAAGGCACTGGTTCTCGTCACTCCTACTGGCACCTATGACTGCGACGCATCTGAGTCGATCGAGGTCACCAACGTGGACCAGGCGATCGAGAACAGCACCAGAAACGGCAAGACCGTAACGCTCGTCGATGCGATGGGCTGGCAGGACGCGCCGTTGGCCTCGACTCCGGGGACGCGCCACGTGCCGACCGCGGTCAGTGTGCAGAACACGAACGACGTGTATTTCACCATCTTCGAGCTCGGCGGGTCTGAGTATACCGACGACACCGCGCTGCTGACCTATCAGCGACCGATGGGCTTCGTCGTTTCCTACACGGAGGCGTAAGAGATGCAAGGCTTTGCCGGGTGGGCCTAAGCACCCGGCATCTCAGCCCAGCCGAGCGGCTGTAATTGCTCGGTTTCAGCGATGCGCGCCGCTGTGATGTGCGCACCACCAGTCCCACGGCTAGCCCCCGGAACACAGGGCGTGAGAGGGAACAATGAGCGATGAAGCAACGCCGCAGACCGCGGCAAATCCGAGCCCGATTCCGGTCACAGCACCGCCAGTGCAGACGCCAGCCACACCACAGGCGGCGGCTCCTGCACCACCGGCAGCCCCGGAACCGAAGGCGGCCAAGCCTGCTGAACCGAAGCCAACATCGGGCAACGATCCGAAGCCCCAGAAGGTAGACGACGACAGCAACTTCCCATGGCTTCCGGATCGACTGAAGCAAGCGCGCGGTGCAGAACGGAATGCGCTGCTGCGCGAGTTTGGTGTCGAGTCTGCAGACGACATCAAGACGCAGTTGGCCCGTCTCAAGGAGCTGGAAGACGCCCAGCTAACCGAGCAGGAGCGGGTCGCGAAGCAACTCGAATCAGAGCGTTCGGCACGGGCGAAGGCTGAGCAATACCAGAAGCCGTTTACCGACTTCGTGACGGCTAGATTCGAAGCGCTTACACCGGAACAGCAAGCGCTCATTGACGCCAAGGCAAACGGCGATCCGTTGCTGCGCCACGAGGGCATTCAGTACATCGACGCGCTGGCTCGGTTGCAGCCGATATCGGCACCAGAAGCGCCACCGGCACCACCAAAGCCAGCCTCCACCGTTCCCGAGGTTCCGAAGCCGCCGGTACCGAATGGCGGCGCAGCAAAAACCAAGTACGAGCAGTGGATCGCTCTTCGTGACGATCCAAAGACGACCATGCAGGCGTCTCTGTTCTACCGAGCGAACCGGTTCGAGATCGACAGATCGCGGCCGCAGACAACCTGAAGAAACCCCTAACGGGAGAAAATCACTATGTTCATCGGACGCGGCTCCCTGCCAGCGAACTATGCGGACTTCGCCGCCGAAGCCTCGCAGGCACTCATTCTGCCATCGCCGAACCCCCAATTCCTCTTCGCTCACTGGGCAACTGCCGGCCGCATCGCGGCACAGGCATTCGATGCCGGCATGGCTCCAGAAGGCTTCATGCGTGGAGCGATGGGTGGGGTTGATATCCCCGTCGATCTCGACCGCATGATCCGCGCCGTCGAGTCGTATCCAGGAGCCATCAAGTCGATTGATGACTTTGGCCAGAACGCCGGAGACACGATCAAGTTCCAGCGTTTGGTACGCGACGCTGGTGGGCTCAGTGAGTCCTCGCGCGAACTCGTCGGAGATGCGACGATCAGCACGACTGGCGTTGCCGTGAAGACCGAAGAGGTTCCGGTGGTGCTCAAGCCCTTTACCGGGCCCTACGCCTCCACTGGTAGTGGCGTTGCCCCGTACAAGATCGTCGAGTTCGACGCCAAGTATCGGGCCAACAAGATCTCGCTCGCCTCGCTGGTGAACGACGCCCTATCGTATGACTATACGTACTGGCTCGACACCGTGATTCGGGATCGATTCCGGGCATCCACGTACACCACGCTCTCGAATGAGAACTTCACCGATGTCTCTGACTACGTGACCGGCGGCAATTCGCAGTTCTCGACGGAGCAGGTGTTGCGCGCTCGCAAGACGCTCGCCGATCGCGAGTGGATGCACTTCCCGAATGGTCGTTACGTGCTAGTGGTTCCGACCGCGTTCAACACGCACATGCTGAGCGATATCGAGTACCGCGAACTGAGCAAGTCGCACGCCGACGTGAATCAGCTCTACGGCTACATCGGATCGATTCAGGACATCGACATCTTCGAGTGTTCGACGACCAAGCAATACGTCGCCACTGACACCGTTGCTGGCGACAAGACGGGCACCGTCGGGACCAGCGTTGTTCTAGAAGAGGCCCTCATGTTCGGTCCGGGCTGCGTCGGATTCGGTACCGCTGGTGCCGAGTACAATCCAGGCGATCCGTCCTCGCGAATGATGGGCCCCGTGCTCCGCTTCAGCGATTCGACCAACTTCGGAACCTCCGCCATGGTCATCTGGTATGCGCTGCATGCGTTCCAGACCCTGGACGAGCGCGGATGCCAACGACTGATCGCGCAGAGCGCGTAAGGAGTAGCGATGTCTCTTGACTATTCGCAGGCACAGACGGGACGCGCCTCGGCGATCCTGACCACCGGTGAGGTTGCCGGGACGTCCCTCGACCTCACCAAGGTGAAAAACAAGCTGGTCACGGTGGATTTCTCGTTCACCAAGGGCAGCTTGACCAACGGAGTCATCAAGTTCTACGCGAGCAAAGATGACTCTACCTACGACCAGGTCTACTTCGGTGGAACCGCGATGCAGGAGACCCTGACCGCGGATGGTGAGCGTTGCTACACGTTGCCTCCGCTGCACGGGTGGAACTTCTTCCGCGCAACTCTGACCGGATCTGGTACCACAACCGGGTCTGCTGGCGCGTTCGTATACCGCTACGACAAGCTCGGTAGCCCGTAACCAACAACCTGAGCCGGTTCGAGATGGCTCCGCGCTGCTAGTCGGTGGCGCGGAGCCGAACGGGAAGAATGAGCCTCGCCACCGCAGAAATCGAGTCGGTTCGGTTCCATCTGGGCTACGGGAACGTCAGCAATGGCGCGTTGCCATATACCGACGATGGCTACTGGTCGATCTTCGACGACATCGTTTCTCCGTACCTTGGCACGGGAACCGAGACGAGCTCGACCACCACGATTTCTGCCGGTTCGACGATAACCGTAACCCCGGCCTCAATGACCGGGATTGCCGTCTATGGGCAGCTTGTCGTTGACGTCGCAGAACAGGCCGAGGTGGTCACCGTAAAGGCGGCTACCAGCACGACCTTTACCGCCTACTTCGCGAAGGCGCATGCGGCAACCGGCTACCCGATCGCTACCATGAGCGGCAAGGCGCGGCTCCGGATTCTGTTGCATGAGGCAGATCTGGCATGGCGCTCGATGACCGATATCGGAATCGCCAAGACGGCGGGGCTGAAGTCGATCGACAAGCAGGACGTGGTCTGGTTCGAGGGGCGCCGGGTTTCTCGCGAACGCTTCGAGCATTATCGCGCGATCAGCTGCAGCATCAGCAGCCTGGTTCGCGTCCCGAGTCGGTATGATGCGTATCCGGGCAACGCGGCGCGCATGGTGATGATGGAAGCGTACTGATGTCACTGCGCGACGAGTGCAGAAGCCTGTTGGTCGAGGCGCGCGGTATTGCCGGGTCTGATGATTTCGGGCTGCATCCTTTTCGCGTCTATCTCCGCACCACGAGCAGCTACGGGAGCCACACTGGCGACGGAACCACGGTAGATAGCGAAACGGAACTGCTCGAGAATGGCGCCCCGCCGAAGGTGAGAAAGCCCGGTGCGGAGCGGGCTGGTGGCGGCGGTGACCGGATCGTCTTCTCCGAGGATGCATCCGACTCAGACGTGTTCGTGGTGGGCCCGTTGACTCCGGTTGCGGGGACAGCATGGGCTACTGTGACCGGATCGGGAGTGAGCGGCGGAGATACGTGGTATCTGCGAGTTCGCCACGTTGAGACAGCCACGGACACCATCGCCAGAGTGGTTGACGTTGACGACTCGAGCGCGTTGCATGTGATGATCACGGCGGTTGCGATTCGATAGAGGGAAGCTAGGGGCACAATGCAACCTGACCACCAGGCAATTCTGGACCAGTATCTGGAATATGCGCAGCGCTGCAAGACGGCTGAATGCGCGGATCGAGGAGCCGAGCAGACGCGCCGGCAGTTGAACGGCCACCGCGAGAGCATCAGGATCGCGTCAGAATTCAGCCGCGAAGTGCTAGAGCCGGTGATCGGGGCATTCGAGAAGCGGGCGAAGGAACTGCGAGAAGCAGAGGATTGACGGCTGCGCCGAAGCCATGACCGACTCTCTCTATGAAGGCATCGGTGGCCATCCGATTCCGCTGACGCTGACCAAGGGCGCCACGACAGCCGTTGAGTTGGACCCGGCACGCGCGACGCTTTCTGGATTGTTCAAGCAGGTGCTCATCAGCGAGCTGGGCGCGGCATGGGCGCAGGTCACGAACTCAATGGATGCGCGTTGGGCCAGTACCAATCCGGTTGAGGACGTGCTCGAACTCAAGCCCACCGCCCAGGTTCTGCAAACCCGCAAGACCGGTTTCCCGATGCTCGCCGTTTATCGTAGTGGTCGCGCTACGTTCGAGGACCACACCATCGCCCAGGACAAGATGATTCAGCCATGGGAGGTGATCTGGATTCTGGGGCAGGCCACGGTCGAGGAGCAGCGCAAGCTGACCGACTTTCTGGTAGCCGGAGCCAAGGTGATCCGTCTCGCCGTGCAACGAAGGGGCCATCCAGACTATCAGAGCGGCGCGCTACAGTTCTTTCCGACCACGGGTGGGCTGGGCAGCGTGGACATCAAAGCCGTTGAGACAGAGCCGGTTAGGCTCAACGACGATGGTCAGATGGACTGGCTCATGATGCGCATGGCCATTGAGACGACAGAATACGGCAAGTGGGATGACGGCGCGTTCGGCAACGTGGATTACATGACGCTGGAGATGGGTTCCGGAGACGATACTGGGACCATTCCAAGCTTCCTCAACGCCGATTCGCGGTATCCGGAGAGCGACCCGCGCCCATGATTGACCAACGCCGCGGCATCTGGCAGCCAAAGCTTGACGAGTGCGGCCGCATCATCACGGATGCCAATGGCCGACCCGTCGAGGTATGGGTTCAGACCACGAGGCAGCAGCGGCGCGATGGATGGCGGGAGTTCGCCGGGCACTGTACCCGGAACGGCAGGCTAGTAGCGGCGGAAGGCCTCAATCGTGCCGAGCGTCGCCGCCGTGCTCGGGAGTTGTGGCGGGCTGGTCAGGCGGCTCAGGGGCGGTAGATTCCGATGCCCGCCCTCAGCGGCCCCATTAACATCGCGCAGGTTCAGCGGGGTCACGCTTGGTTCCTTCGGGAGCAGGACGACTGGATCCGCGACTCGCTAATGCATGCGCACGCCGAGGCCGACCAGCACGTCCGCAAACACTCGACGTTCAAGCGTCGCAGCGATCGCAGCCTGAAGGACAAGACGCGCGGCAGGATCGTTCGAATAACCGGCGGTCGCAAGCTCAAGCTCACCTGGACAAAGCCGACTCGCGGCGGGAAATACGACCTGGCCGAGCTAATCGAGTACGGCACCAAGCCGCATGTCATCAGCATTCACGAGATTGGCGGCGGCAGCGGTAGCACTCGTGGCAAGGCGCTTCGCTTCCGCGGCCGTGACGGTCGATGGGTGTTCCGGCGTCGGGTCTTTCACCCAGGAACGCGGCCGTACAAGTTCGGTTGGAAGGCATCCAGCGCTGCCTATCGAGTCTTGACGCAACGAATGGACGGGCGCGTGAAGCGTGCTCGATTCCGGTTCTGAAAACTTCGGGGCGGCCCGGTTCCTCCAACCGTTTCCTCCTCCCCAGCCTCGGCCCCTCTACCGCGCAGGCGTTGGGCCGTAACCCGAGAAGCGCTGCCGCCCCTCATGCGCCCTCGAGAAACGTCAGCGCAACTACTACAGCCCGATTCTGCGGGCGATGGGAGAGCTATGCAACTCAGTTTCTACGCCCACAGCGACGTGCTCGTAGCTGTCCCGGGACAGACACGACCGATCGGGACGGGCCCCGAGATGGTAAGCGGAGCTCCGGCCCGCTACGTGGCGCGCGAGTTCGTGCCGCCAAAGAACCTTCGGCGGACCCGCGAAGGGTTGAAGGTCGATGAGCCGGCGAAGTACATCTGCTCGAGCAAGCCGTTCGTCTGCGAATCTAGCAGCCCGGCTGGTGAGCGGATGATCCGCCATATGACGCGGCCTCGTTGCCGGAGAACCGGGCAATACCCGCTGTGGCCGGCTGACAAGGCAACGGCTGATTTCCTCGGGATCCCATTCGTCGAGGTGGGTGTGGTGAACGGCGAGACGGTCCCGAAGAAGGGGCGAAAGGACTCTAAGTAATGGCGCTCCAAATCCCCATCACCGGTATTCCGGAGACCTACCGAGTCCCCGGAGCATATCTGCAGTTGCTGTTCGGTCAGGGGCCGAGTTCAGCCAAGGTCGGTGTTCGCGATGCATGCCTGGCCATGCCGATCAGCGACTCTGCCGACTGGACCGCTGGAACCCTCTATGCAATCGACAACGAGCAGGATGCGATTGACGGAGCCGGCGACGGATATCCGCTTCATCGCGGAGCCCGCCGATTCCTGCGAGCCAACCAAGACTCGAAGCTCTGGGGTTTGCCAGTGGCAGAGACGACCGGCGGGACCGAGGTACAGGGCACGTTCGCTGTCACTTTCACGACCAACCCAACCGCTAGTGGTGGGGCTACGGTCACCATTTGCGGCGAGGATTCGACCTACTCCTACACCTCGAGCGATACCGTTACGACGGTTGCTGCCGGTCTGAAGGCGATCATCAATGCCAAGACGCACTTGCCGGTGACTGCCGACAACTCGTCTGGTGTTCTGACTCTGACCGCAAAGCTCGCCGGTGTCACACAGAACAACGCGATCAACGTGCGCAGCAGCGTCACCGTTGGCACCGGAATCAGCGTTTCAGCCGATGGCGAGATTGGCGATACGGTAGCAGGATCTGATGGAGCCACGGCGGAGTCGGCCAACCTGACCACGGCGCTGGCGAACGTTACCACCACGCAGCTCTACTACATGGTACTGAGCGCTACCGACACGACCAATATCGGAATCCTGGTTAGCCATCTGACGAACAAGGAAGCTCCGAAGGTCGGTATCCGTTCCGTTGGAATCGCCGCATCCAGAGACACCGTCAGCAACGTCACCACGATCGCGAACACGCAGAACTACGCGCGCCAGCAGATCGTGTGGCAGGAAGACTCCGATGACGATCCGGCCTCGATTGCTGCGAACATGGCTGCAGTGAGGTGCCGATGGGAAAACACTGATCCTGCCTATCCGCTGGCTGGATACGGTGATAGCGACTGGCTCGTACCCAAGGCATACGACACCGCGGATTGGCCAACTGGCGACGAACAGAACGAGGCTATCAACGACGGGGTTACCCCGATCGCATCGAACGAGTCGGGCAGCTACATCGTTATGAGCGTCAACACGCGCTCGAAGAACTCTGCCGGAACGGTGGATGACTTCCGCGCCACCGAGACCCATCGGGTCAGCGTGGCAGATGCGGTCGCCGACGAGATCGTGAGCCTTTGGAACGGAAACCACCAGACGAAGAAGTTTGAGGATGACGAGTATCTGGCCGACGGAACGGTGAATCCGAACCAGCGGCGGCTGCGCGGAATCCTGAAGCCGAGCCAGTGGAAGGCCGAGGTACAGGACGCGCTATTCGAGCATAGCTCCAGTGGCAAGGGCCAGGTCTGGCTGCAGAACATCGCAGCCAGCATCGCCAGCGTTCGCGCGGTCAAGACCGGTTCACGCATGGAGACCGGATTCGACATCACCGCGATTGACCATGCTCACCAGATGACGGCGCGCGTCGCCGAGACGAGCGGAGGCTGATAGATGGCACTGCAAGACCATGCCGTACCTTTCCTGCTGATCAACGGCAATCCGCTCGAGGACTGGATGAACGTCGAGTTCACCACCAACTCTGGGCAGCAGCGCGTCGACACCGTCACCAAGGGGCTCGCTGGATTCACTCCGGGCCCAGGTGACGTCACCATTTCGATCACCTATACGATCCCCATCGGTGGTACCGAGTTCGGATACCAGGAGGCCTGCGCAGAGGGTTTCTATGTGACCGCGCAATATGGCCGAGCGAACAAGGACTACGTAGGCACCGGGAAGATCACGACCAACACCGAGTCGATGGGAGTTGGAGCTTCCATGGAAGGTCGTATCGAGTGGGTTGGTGAGCTCAAAGCCTACAAGTAAAACAACCGAAGCCGCGTGCCGGGGGCGGCGTGCGCGGCCGGGGCGCTAACATCGTTGGGCCCGGTCGCTGGTTCGCCAGTGGCCGGGCCTTTTGCGTGAAAAGGGGCAATATGGCAGTGAAAGAAATCGGCGCATTGGTCGCGATGGAGGCTAGGTGGCCTCGGGGTTCGATCGGTATGCGTTGTTCCGCAATCGAACGAGTCACATCTGCGATCATGCGCAGCGACCTGGCGGGAGAGACCGCTCGGCTCAGCTTCGAGCCGGATAAGGTCGAGTGGATTGTGCTGGTGACTCCGGAGCAACTTGGGTCCAGCATCTGGCAGTCGCTCGATCGCCTGCTCGCCGGAATCGTGCGTGCCGCATGCGAGGAGGCAGCCTGATGCCGATGCCTCCAGAGAACGTAGACAAGAGCGAGTTGTTTCTCCGCCTTGCTTCGCGCGAGCCACCTAATGAGCTGGTCGATTATCCAGACGACAGCGGGGAGAAAATCAGGCTCAAGGGACTCGACTCCGAAGACCTAGAGCCGATCGTAATCAGGGCTCGACAGAAGCTCAAGGAAGACCAGAAGCTGAGCGAATCGGATCTTGAGGCGAAGTTCTGGGACATACGTCTACAGGACAGAACCGCTCGAGCCATCCTCTCCGAAACGGTGCTGCGACCGAAACCCATCGAGGGCTCCGAGCATACCGAGAAGGGGACGCAATACCCGAGAGTCTTCTACACTCCGGAGCAGGTGGGAAAGCTACCCCCGCGAGAGATTGCAATCCTGTGGGCGCTCTGGAATCTGGTGCAGAACCGCATCAGCCCAACCGAGACAATGCTCTCGGAGCCGGAGCAGGTGCGCGCTTGGGTGGAGGTGCTGACGGAGGGAGCTCGCCCTTTCGGATTCTTTCAGCTCGAATTGCCTCAGCAAGAGGTGCTGTTGTCGAGCTTACTCCAATGGGCAAAGCTCTTGCTCTCTCTGCTGAGTTCCCTGCCCGAGCCCTTGCCGAGCAATTGGGAATCGCTCCTCACGAGCTACGGTTTCGACACTGGCTGGTGTTCTGCGCTTGCTGCGAACTCCACCCTCTCCCAAGCCTCAGAGGCAACAACCGCCCAAGCAGACGAACCGCTCACCGCTGAGGAAGCGGAGGCGATTGCGCGTGAGAGGCTGAAGCTTGCGCGCAAAATGGCAGACGACGACCGCGAGTAGATACCTAAGGTCTTGGAAGTAGCAGCACTAATATCGACAGAAGATGCGCACATGCAGCCAGCGAGCATGTCGCTGGATCGAACCCGGAACCAAGCAGCGCAAGACCCAGAGCTATGGATGCGAAGATGGTGAATATCGAAGAGATAGCAACTATCGCGATTCCCGGGCCGATGGCAACGCCATTCTTGTCATCATTCACAAGCTGCACTCCAGGTTTTCTGACATATTCCCATTTCCGCGTATCTAACGCGCTGGCATGCGCAACAGCATTTCATACTCATTCCTCCTATCCAAACATGTCCACCGGGTGTCCCCGGCGCAAATCCTAGCCACCAACTCCGATGCTTTCCTACGACCTTTCCATCACCGGCGTGCGTAACGTCAAGACGGCGCTGCGGTCGATTGAAACCGAGATGCTGCGTCACAATGCGCGCGTCACTCGGTCGATGGGGGTCACCACTAGCTCACGCAGGACGTCTCCGGAGAATGAGGCGGCGCGCATACAGAAGGCACAGCAGGCGGCAGACGCGAAGGCTGCAGCAGCCAAGCAACGACAGATTGCCCGAGAGGAGGCGGCAGAGGTCAGGGCTGCGCAGCGAGTGGCAGCACAGAAGGCGCGACTAGAACAGCAGTTGCATCGCCAGAAACTCGCCGACGCAAAGCGCGAGGCCGTAGAGAAAACCCGCGAGGAGAAGAAGGCGCTCGCGAAGCAGGAAAGGACCAGGTTTGCGCTCGCCAGAAGGCGCCTGGCGAAGTTCAAGGCAGAGACGCTACGCGGAAACCGGCTCGCCATGGCCTCGCGTTCCGCCATGCTTGGAGGAGCATATCAGGGAGCCGTAGCTCCGCTCGCTTCTGTGGGGCGCACTGCCAAAATGATGGTAGGTCTCGGGGGTGCGGCGGTTGTCGGATCATCGGTTGCCAAGCAGTTTGCCACCGAGCGATCTGCAACGATGCTGGCCAACAAGGCATTCGGCACCCCGGGCGAGACGCGCGATCGTGAGCAAATCAAGCAGTCGCTGATGGCGCAATCCGAGGCGATCGGATCCATCACTGGAGATCGCGCTGGAGTGATCGAGGCCATGGACAAGTTTGTGGCCATCTCTGGAAGCCTCCCCGGTGCCCAGCAGCTTGGGCAATTCATGGCGGATATCTCGGATGCCACCGGTGCGCAGATGGGGGATGTGGGGCGTACCGGGGGACAGGTCTTGCAGAACCTGATGTCGTCGCGGAACATCGATCCGAGCGACACCAAGGCCATGAACGAGGCGCTAAAGGACACGCGCGAGATCATGGCGGCGATGGCGGGCCAGGCAAAGATCGGCTCGATCGAGTTCTCGGACCTGGCGCAGAACATGGGCTCGGTGATGTCGGCAACGACCCGATTCCGCGGGAACGTAGCCGATCTGGCGAACGAGATGGGGGCCATCGCCCAGCTGTCGATTGCCGGCGGAGCTTCGAGCCCAGAGGAGGCGATGACGGCGCTCAAGCGATTCAGCGATGACATCGTGCGCAATTCTGAGCGCTTCGAGAAGATGACCAAGGGGATGGGCATCGAGTCATTCTTCACCGACAAGTCGAAGACGCAGCTGCGTGGCCCAACCGAGATCATCACCGATGTCATGCGCGCCACCAAGGGCGATCTGACCAAGGTACAGAAGATCTTCAACATCCGGTCGATGAAGGCCTTCGAGCCGTTTCAGAAAGCCGTGATGGAAGAGCAGAAGGGCGGCAAGAGTTTCGAGGAGGCGCTGAGTACGGTTCAGGAAAAGATCGGCCGATTCACGTCGTCGAAGATGACGCAAGAAGAGGTCAAGACCAGCGCATCGTTCACGCGCGAGCAGACGGGACGCAAGTTTGCGATCGTCTGGGAGGATCTTCAGACCAAGGTCGGAAAGGAGCTCGCCCCGGCAATCGATGATCTGATTCCAGCGTTCACCGAGCTGGCGTCGCTCCTCAAAGACGCGGCGCCGTATCTGTCGGCTTTCCTCAAGGCACTGGTCAAGAATCCGCTGATGATCGGGGGAAGTCTAGTTGCTGGGCGAATGGGAATAGGTGCGCTCGCTGGCGGTGTCGGTGGGGGACTATCGACTGTCGGAATGGGCGGAGGAATGGGTGGGGGCGGTCTCGCTAGCCTGTTCGGAGCAGCCGGAGCTCCGGTCCGTGTGGTGAATTTCCCGCCCGGTTTGTCTACTTTGAATGGACAGATAGTCGGGCAATCGATCGGTGGAGTTCTAGTTGCCGCTGGCATTGGTGCGGCGATTGGTGCTCCGATTGCTGCTGCGATAACTGTCTGGGGTCAGACCGAAGTTCAGCGCCGAGAGGCAAAGACAAGCGAAATCGTCAAAGATGCGACGCTCGGAGACGCGAAGAAGGCGATGCGGGCAGCGAACGAGGCCCTGAAGGAAGCTCAGACCAAGAAGAAGCGAAACGAGGAACTCTCCACAACATTCATTCAAGGAATGCTGGGCGGCTCTGCTTATGGGCCAATGCCTGGCAAGGTCAACCTAGACCCGCTTTCTGAGCAGCAGCAGTTCGATATCAACAACCTCGAGGGCGCCAAGAAAACTGCCGAAGCAAGGCTCGCTCAGGAGGAGTTCGATCGCGAATTTGTGAAGCGGGCCAAGGAGGGCGTCACCGCACTCGATGGCTTCTACAAGAAGCTAAATGCATTCGAGCCGCCCAAGGTAAACCGCGGAGACACTCCGAGCGAAGGCAGCCCAGTAAAGGCACCCTGACATGCCCGCACCTTTCGATTCCCTTGCTGAGTTCGAGTGGCGCGGGAAGCAGTATCCGGTCACGAGTTGCCGCCACGAGTTTGCCCACGAGCAGGCGCGTCACCGTCTCGTATTTCGTTCGACTCCGAATGGTGGCGGTGAGTTCATCGAGCAGCTTGGGCCGCAGGTGCTGACCTGTATCTACACGGTGCCGATGCGTGAGAACATCGCCCGCGGGCCATACAAGGAACTGTTCAGCAAGGGTCTGTTCGATCTGTTCATCGACATGCAGGACGATACCCCTGGCGTGCTGGTGGATCCGTACTTCGGGCCGCTAACGGTGGTTCCGGACAAGTACAGCGACAACCTGGACCCGCAGAAGCGAGATGGTGCTGACGTCGATCTTCAGTATTCAATCTGGAATGACATCGATGACGAACAGCCGCTTGCTCCAGTGTCACTGGATGGATTGGCGTCGGACGCTGGCAAGCTGGATGAGGAAGTGGAGAAGGCCTTCAGGGAGAAGCAGAAACCGGGTCCAGAGCCCTCTGTGGACCCTCTGTCGGCTGCCGCGGGCATTGGTGCCCAGGTGAACAGACAGCGCGACAGGGTCACCAGCGAACTGGCGAGCGGGTCTGCGAAACTGCGCAAAATTGAGCGCCAGGTGGATAAGCTCGAGGATCCCATCAACGCCGAGCTGATTCGCGAGGTTCGCCGCCTGCAACTCGACGCGGCGCGGCTGAGCGAGAAGGTAGAGCCCACGCGGCTGGTGAAGGTCATAACGATAAACGTCGCGACGTCGCTCGCTGTGTTGGCCAAGCAGCTGAAAACCACCGTTGAGCAGCTGCTGCAGTGGAACCCAGGACTGGCCAAGTTCCCCACCATCCCGCCTGGCACACGGGTAGTCTCTTATGCCTAACGAGCCAGAACTGGTGATTCGGTGGCAGAACGTTCCGGATAGCCAGGCCCCGCGAGTGCCGGAGGAGTGGTCAATCGAGACCGATTTTTTTACCAGCACTGACGGATTCTCGATCTCGTTCTATGACCCCGATCACAATCGGCTGCAGGGGCTCGAGCTCGAGCCGGTTGAGTTGCTGCTGGGTTCTGCGCAACAGCTGCTTGGTCGCGTTGACGTCACCGTGAACCACGGGGATGGCGTGCTCGACATTCAGGGGCGCGACTACATCGCCGATATGGTCGAATGCAACGTTGACCCGACGTTTGCGATCAACAAGGACGAGGAGCTCTCATCTGCGATTACGGGTGCTGCCAAAACGGTTGGAATCAAGGCGGTGATGTCTGACTCCGACGCTCCGGTGAGGAACGTGCGCACCGGGGTGGCCGTTGGTTCTCCTGCATCAAAGACGTTCAAGACGCTGCGGCTCAGCGACTACAAACCAAAGCCGGGACAGGGTATCTACGATTTCCTGAACAAGATCTGTTCTGCGCACGGTTGCACGATGCAGCCGGCGACAACGCGGAACGCCGTCATGCTCACGGCTCCGCACTACGATCAGAAGCCAGCGTATACCATACGTCGCTCCAAATCGCAGTCAGCCGGAAACATCGTCCAAAGAGCCACCGCTACCCGAGGATACGGCTCGTTCCCGACCTTCACGCTGTTCGTCGGAAAGGGCGTCGTTGATGGTGGATCAACGGGCGATATCCGCACCGCAGTGCCCATCGCAGACTACATCAAGGGCAGGGCAGAGATTCAAGCAATCGTCAATGAACGCGCAGTAGCTGGGCGCATCCTTCCCAAGGATGGCCGCAACGCTGACGGGCAACTGTATCGACTACTCTACTGCAAAGACGAGGGCGCGAAGAACCAGGAGCAGATCGACCGCCGAGCGTATCGGGCCATTGGCGAACGAATGAAGGATTCGCTTGTCTATGACGTGACTGTCAACGGCCACACCGATCCTGTAACTGGAGCAATCTGGGCAGTGGATACCATCTGCCAAGTCGAGGATGAGCGAACCGGAGTCAGCGAGCCGCTCTGGATCAAGAAACGAGTTCTGAGCCAATCGTCGAAGCAGGGGGGTGGCAGGACCACGATGCTTCAGATGATCCGGCCGTACTCAATCCTACTCGAGGTGGCGTGATGTTGAAGGCAGTAGTCGGAAACACGACGGAGCTAGATCCGTTTTCGAACGCCGCGCTTGTGGATTGCTATGACGGCGGTGACGCCGAAGAAGATCGGGAGCCGTATGGCAAGCTCCCTATGATGTCTGATCTGCACAGCATCTCGATTCCGTTTCCGCCCACCAAAGAAGGTAAAGCAGAACTGCTGGCATCTGGGGTGGCTGGCAGAAACGGAGCCCTAGTTGGCGGCTGGGATACTCGGCTCGCCTCGATGGCTGGCGAACTGGGCCCCGGTGATGCTTGTTCCTTTGCGCCACACCCGAACAAGTCAGTGCGCGTTTTGTACAAGGGAGAGGGACGCGCATGGGCCGTCGTGGTGGATGACAAGCAAGGCAATCAGGCCCTAATCAGCTTGGCTGGAAAGGAGGGTTTTACCGTCTTGGTTCATGGTCATGCCATGAAGGTCGACAAGGAAGGGTTTGCTGTCTGCTCGTCGAACGGCAAAAACTCTATCTCTGTCACCGATAGTGAGATAGCACTAACGGGGAACGTCGCAATCGGCATTCCCGGAATCCCAGGAGCAACGCTTGGAGTTGGTACAGCGGGGCAGTGGTCTGTACTTGGTGTGATTCCAGTCTTCAACCCAAAGACCGGCGGATGAGCCTCTGTAGCTTTCGGCTTCCATTCGCGATCCCACCGATCCCGATTCCGCAGATACCGTTTCCGAAGCTACCGCTATTTCTGATCCCAATGATCGGCATACCGATGCTGATCATTCCACCAATCCCGCTCCCTCCGCTTCCGATTCCACAGATTCCGTTCCCTAGGCTGCCGCTGTTCCAGATTCCGAACATTGGAATCCCAATGTTAATGATACCGCCAATCCCGCTTCCGCCTTTGCCAATCCCAACGATCCCATTCCCGCGCCTCCCGCTATTCCTTCCGCCGTGCCCACTCGATGCGGTTCCGGCCAATGACAACGCAACAGCCAACGCAGCCTGATCCATGACTACAGGACTCGGAACCATGGCCCTCGGAACCGGGCCGCTCGGATATGGCGATCCAGATGAGGCCACAGAGCCACCCGATGGCGCTGTCTACCTGAGTCCGTGGGTTAGCCCGGCGACGAAGAGCTACGAAATCGATCCTGTCACGGGGGCACTGGGCGAGGTTTCGCCAGTCATGGGCCGCGTCATCTATTGCCTGACGCAGGTTCTGGGATCTTCCGCGCTGCTGCCGGGTGATGGTGTCAAGTACCCGAAGAAGGTCGACGGACAGTTCGAGAAGAACCTACTCAATGCTGTGCGCGACGCCCTCCGGCAACTAACCGACACAGAGAAGCTGATTCGGATCGAGAACATCGTGGTGGAGAAGGCCGGCCCGCGCTCGCAATACTTTCTGCACTTCTTCGACTTGACCACGGGACGACCTGAGAGCGTGAGGTTTCGCTGATGCCGCTGAATATCCCTACTAGCTCGGAGCCTATCCGAACTCAGTACCTGAATGACTGCGAGCTAGAAGCTCGCAGGCAAGGCATCACAAACCCTCCGATCCAGCCGAAGTCATACAACTACGTAACTGCTACGGCGGTTGCGAATGCCGCGCTCATCACCACATCAGCCGTGGCAATCGCTCAGCGAGACGGTGACCCGAACCGGGCGAGAGGCGTAGAACTCGACGAGATGCGCAAGGGCGAGGGTCTGCCCGAGTTGCCGGCCCAAGGAGCCCGAGGTTACATCCGGCTCCGTGTGTTCGGCTCGACTCAGATCACGCAAGGGGCCCAACTCACCGCCAAGAAGAACGGCAAGCGATACGAGGTGGTGAATCCGTCCGAGGATCCGGCGGATGGGGCAGAGATCGAGATCAAGGCGATTGATACCGGAGAGGATACGGATCTTCGCAGCGGAGAGGCCCTGACATGGGCGAACACTCCTCCGAACGTTGGTTCGCAGGTAACTGTATCGAACACGCTGCCGGTCATTGGCGGACGCAACGACGAGACTGACGAGGAGAAGCGCGAGCGCATCCTTGAGCGGCGCAGGCATCCGCCCGTTGGGGGCAATTGGGCCCACCTTGTCGAGCTGGCAAAAGGAGTTCCGTCGATTCAGGGAGCTTACGTATACCCGGCTCTCGGTGGATGCGGTTCCGTCAAGCTAGTCGTCACCAAGGACATTGTCCCACAGGACAACGACTTTTCGCGGATCCCTTCGGATGGGTTGCTGCGAGCGGCTCGTGCCGTGACGCAGGGAGAGATGCCGGACGGAAACGCGCTTGACGTGCAAGCTGTTGCTGAGGAGACCACC